AGTTTCTGCCCTTGATAGGTAGGAATGCATACGTTTGATGGTAGCGAGTGAGATGGCCTCACCGCTGGCAAGCTGCTGCGCCCTGACCTTGCCTGTTTGGGTAGCACACTTGTTGCCGTTGCGCTCGTTGAGTTCGATACCTCGCTTTGCGTTGTTCCTGACACCTTCTCCGTAGTCGGCATAGGATTCAAAGGCCTGCCGCTTGTGATTAGCGTATAGGTTGCCGCATACTGCCAGCCTTTGCTGTGCATCGGGGAACTCTGCTCTGGTCTTTGAATCGGACATACAACGACCGAGGAATTGGTCGCTGGTTTCATTGCTTTGAGGAACTGGTAAGGGCATGGGTAATGGTCTGCTGATTTTCTTGGGCGAAGGTGTCCGCCTGTTCGTAAATGTAGGAGAGGGCAGATTTTACGCAGTCGGCACACCACCAATTCGTGTTGGGTCTGCCATGAGCCACGAGGATAGCCTGCAGGTCGCCAACGGCTTCGGGGGATAGCCGCATATACAGGTGAGCTTGGTACTGCTCCCAGTAATGGCGGTGCTTTTGGGCCGTGAGGTATTCGGGTTGGGTCATAGAAGGGTCAGTTGCTTTGGTTGCTCCTGCGCTTGCTTGGAGCGTGCCTGAATGCGTTTCTCGGATATAGCGATGTACTCCGCCTCCCGTTCAATCCCGATGTATTGAAAACCCTCCAATACCGCAGCGCATCCCGTAGAGCCTGACCCGTTGAATGGGTCAAGTACGATTCCGTTGGGCGGGGTTACGAGGCGGCAGAGGTAGCGCATGAGGTCGGTAGGCTTGACGGTGGGGTGGTGGTTTTCTCCCCTATCCGCTTTGCTTGCCTTGGCGCAGTAGAAGAAGCGGGCCGAATCTTTGAGCAGGTCGGTGGCTTCCTCGCTCCCATCGTGGATGAAGTTGGCGGGCCAGCGGCCAGCGGGTAGTGCCTTTTCGCCTTTTGGATAAAAATAATCCCCATAAGCATTTATGCTTCCGTTTTTTATGCCCGTAAATTGTTCCTTTTCTCGTTCCCCCACCCTACACCTATCCACATTAATCGCTCCCGTCCCGTGTTGCAGGACGTTCTCGGCTACCGTGCCAATCAAGGGCTTTCGAGCCACCGTTATCGGTTCAAGTGCGGGTTTGAGTGCAGTCCCCCAACCTTCCCATTGCTTTGCTTCGGGGGTTATTGGTTCGCCTTTTGGGGTTCGTTCGTAATTGCCACCACTCATTGCGTCATTTCCGCTTACTACGCCTCCAGCCTTTCCCCTCCAATGGCCATTGTTCTTATCAATCGCCTTGCTCACATCCAGCGACTTCGGGAATCCCGACCCGTACACCCACGCAATCATATCCCGAATCTCAAAGCCTGCATCCTCAATCCTTACCGCCATGCGGTGCTGCGTCCTCGTCCCCGCAAAGGCCAGCAGATGACCCCCAGGCTTCAAGACCCGAAGGCACTCCACCCATACATCAACGCTTGGCACATCGTAGTCCCACTTCTTGCCCATGAAGGACAAGCCATATGGCGGGTCGGTAACGATTGAATCCACGCTGCAATCAGGCATGGACCGCAATACCTCAAGGCAGTCGCCGTGATGCAGTTGGTAGGTCATCGGTTGGTCAGTTGCAGGATGACAACGGTAAGCCCTGCCGAGGCAAGACCGTACACAGGCGCAAGCATCCAGTCGCAGGTCAGCAGGGTGAGTGAAGCCCCAAGCCAAAACGATAGGCAGGTGATGCAGCTGAACGGCTTGTGCCTGCCGAGCCAAGTGCGATACCACCAAGCGGGCAGGACGTGGTACTCGGCAATGGCAAGAGCGGCAAGGCTACTGACGAGGAGCGGGAATATCAGTACGTCCATGGGTTTTAAGGATTGCTGCTTTGATTTTGGCCTTGGCTTGCTCGATGGAATATATCACCGAGCGGTAGGGAATGCCCGTTTCACGGCTTAGTTTCTTCATATTCCCCGTGGCCATGTGGAGTTTTAGCAGTTCCTTGTCGTAGGGGAATGCTCCCTCCTTGGCCCAAGAATCCATCTCCGTTTCGGCTATCGCCCACATATCGTCCACAAGGGAACTGTACTCTTCATGGGTCATATCGGCATTGGGGTCTATTTCCTCGGTGGTGTCGTGGTGGCGGTACTTTTGGGCAAACTGATTATTCTTGCCTCGGTAGAGATTCAGCAGTAGCCTGACAACATAGAACTTGAAGTAACCCTGCCCATGGATTTGCAGGATTTTGTCGGGGTCTTTCTCTAGTAGGATAAGGACGCATTCCTGTTCCAAATCCCGCCAAAGAGGGTCGCCTCCTGTGATGGTGATGCAGGCTTTGCGAATTTCGCCGCTTCGGTAGAGGTCGAGGATAATCTGCTCCGCTGATGCCATACGCAAAGGTATGCAAAAAAAAAGGGGGATGCGATTAGGCATCCCCCAGTCCGAATCTCACGGTCTTGCCTCTTATCGGGGTGCTGACCGACTACCTAAGTAGCACTTAGTTAGAAATATAGCCACCGTACAAATGTAGCAAATAGTCCTGCGCATTGTGTAAAACTTGTCTGCGGATGTACTTTATTTCAGGCATCGCAATCATGTCCTGCTCGTAGGATTTTTTGTTTTTGATGAGCGTGGAATGAGTTCGCCCGATAACTACCCCGATTTCGTGGTATTTGAATAGGAAGTCGTTGTAGGCGATGTCGGTGACGATGTTGCGGGCAAGCACGTTCTCCCGCCTGCGATTGGCCGAGCAGATAGCACTTGGCGTGGTGTTGAAGATTTTGGCTACTTCCTGCACCATGTGGTGAATTACGCTGGTGGTCATGGCTTCGGTGGGGTTGGGTTGGACGATATGGGGGTTATGGGCAACCATAATGAACTGACAGTAATTTGCCATTTTTAATAAAATACTTTGCCGCATTGTTTACACTTCCAAATTCCGCTTTTCCTCAAATAAATATCTTCGTGAGAACAAGGAACGGCAGCCGCTAACAATGGTTTTGCGGCAGTCGGGGGGTCGTGGAGTGGCATCCAATGGGTGACTTCACGGGGCCACCAAAAGCTGTCATCGCTGTTCCATTCATTGTAATAGGTATCGTACGAAGCAACGCTTTTTATTCCGATTTCATTGCAAACCAGCACGCGTTCGCCATCCTTGGGCATTTGGTCTTGGGGTCTTATCCAAGGTCGGGTAGTCTTTGCGTACTCCTCCATTGCCTTGATAATCCACTCCCTGTCCACTTGGTGGAAGTGCATTTCGTTAGCGTCTTCGTGGTCTTTAAGGATTTGGTCAGCGGTTTTCATGGCTTCGGGGGGTTTGGGTACATCCAATGGCTGACTTCATGCACCCACCATACATCGCCGTGGATGTTGGTGAATGTTGGTGTTGGGTTATCTCTTAGCCAAGCAACGGCGTAGTTGCCATCGTGCAGGGCGATGAATACCTCCTCCATAAAGTCGGGCATGGTGTTCGGGGTAAGGCGTGTCCATTCCATGGCTTAGGCTTTCTTGGCTTGAAGGACACGGCCCAGCAGGGTCCAGTTGACGGACCACGGCTTGATGGTTTCGCTTTTGTCGGGGCGGTTGCAGTTGACGCACTCCTTGCGGATGTGAATCTGCCAGCGTCGAAAATCGGTGGGTGTGGTTTTCATAGGTTTGGGGTTTAATTGGTAAGGTTATAGGCTGACGTTTGGGGAGGTTTTGTCAGCGTGTGGGCTGACGGATTTATCATTCATTATATGCGATAAGGGTGCTTATTGACCGATTTCTCATTCATTGTATCCGATTGCGTATAATAGTTTAAATATGGTCAAACCACATATTGTCTTCAAGTTCTTTGGCAAACGCTTTAAAAAACTTTACAATTGCCTCTTTCTCGTCTATTCCATGAAAAACTATTTTTATTCTATCAATTTCTTTTAATTCTTTTTCAAATGGTAAATCAATAAACATTTGAGCACACCCGTGATTTAAAAAAGTTATAGCAACATATGAATTGTTTTTATGAAACTCACCGTTGTGTTCAATGGTAGCGTCAATGATGCAATGGGATACGTGTTCTAAAGTTAATTTTCTCATTTTTTGGGGGTTTAATTATATCGCAAATATACACATTTATTCCACACTTGCAACCACTCGCTGAAAATCCTCAAGGCTTCGGATGACTACATACCTGTAGCCAACTGCCTCAACGACCCCCTGCCACCACTTCTGCGAGAGCGATTGCCTGCCTCGCTCATCCTTGAACTCCAAAAACACCGCACCAGTATCGGACAGGTA